GGAGTTAGGAACCGTGAGAATGTTGTATAAGGTTTTAGGGATTTACCAAGATTTCATAGACCTGCAGTTAAACCAGCATAAAACGTCTAATGGAAATTATGAGCCTGCGGTGACTAGTCAAGGTAGTTTACCTGTTATGTTTTCTGGAGTTACACCAGAGACATTAGTCTTGGAGTCTTATGCTTTAAGGGAAGTCCTAGATACAAACCTTGGTTTGTTTAGTGATGGGGAAGTTAATACACTAAGAGGAGACTTAGAGAGCAATGCGTGGGATAGCAACATTAACTTACCAATGGCTAAGGAAACTACGGTAGAAACCGTAGTCCAAGACGAAATTATCATACCCCCTGGTGACGTTGAGAGTCTGCTCAGAGAATTACAGAAAGACGCGGACCTAATCAGTAAAGCTAAAGCGTATGTGATGAGTTACTATGCGTCAAAATACAGGAATGACCAAAGCATCGGGTTGTATTTTGAGCATAATTGGGAATCCCCGTTAACTGAAAGGATTGAGTATAGAACGAATATTATTACGGCACGGGGCGGGGAAGAACAAAGACGACCGCTTAGAAGTAGACCAAGGACAACGTTGGAGTACTCCTACTTGCTAACAAACAATAGACTTCAGTATTTAAAGAATTTCATACTTCGACATCAGTCACATAAATTGAAAATACCTATGTGGCATAAAACCCAAGCAGCCTATTTAGGTGATAGTCAGATTCGTTTGAAATTCCCCCTAAAACCAGGTGAGAGTGTTTTGGTAGGATCAAGCATGGAATTGCCGGATATTCGGGAAGTAATAAGTTCAACGTATGACGGAGAGGTTTACTTAACAGAATTAGTTGGAGAAACAGAGGATTCACATAACCACCTGACACCTGTTCGTACAGGAAGACTCAGACAAAGCTCTCAAATTTCATACATCACACCGTCAGTAGCGAGAGCTAGAGTCACGGTGGAGCTGGATGACTATGTACCGGATAAAGTTATACCACTTAAATCAATATCTTCACCAACCAATGATACCGTGGTTGGGAACGTGTTCTTGATTGAGCCAAATTACGCAACTAATGTAACTGGAACGTATGACAGAAGGACAGCTGATGTGGATTACGGAAATGCTTATAGGCTGTATGATTTAGAAGCAACGTCAGAACAGAAATTACAGCTAAACTTCATGGTGAACTTGCAACGAACGGATGTAAACGTAATTGATCTATTTCATTTTGCAAGAGGTAGTGCTAATCAGTTTTACTTCCCAACATACTTACAGGATCTCGCCATACATCCATCTGAAACAGTAGGTGCGGGAGAATTTAAAATTAGACTTAAGCCAAGTGGATATAAATTTATTGATGGAATTGATATAGGATTCCATGTTGTTATTTTCTTTCACTCAAGACCACCGTTGATAACACATGTAAACAAAGTATTTAATATGGGAGGATTTGACCAGGCGAGGTTTAGTGTTCCCTTTAGTTCAACATTTACTGCAAAAGATGTTAAAATGATCAGTAAATTAAACCTGTGCAGGTTCTCATCCGACACATTAGAAGTAAGCTGGAAAACACGGGAACTCGCAGAAGTAACCACTCAAATTGAGGTATTAAATGCCCAGTAACAGTTATGAATTCGGGAAAGAGGAACGAAGTAGTCACTTCGAGCCTGCTGAACTGTACCGTATAACTTATGGAGATAATGCTTACTATTTCACATCAAGCGACATAGATTTAGTATTAGATGGAAATACTTTCCTCTCTGTGCCAATTAAACGGTCTGAAATAGAAGTTACCAATGACATCGCCAAGTCAACCCTAAAAGTAAACATGGATAAGAATAACCCTGTTGCGGTTATATTTATTCGTGGTTCACTTACCGTACCAATGTTTATCACAGTGTGGTACGCTCATTTAATAAACGAAGCAATTAGTGAATATGTACGACGGAAGGGTTACGACTTGTGACTTTTCTGGGGTGGAAGCGAAGTTAAACTGCGAACCACTTTTCACTGGGTTGAAACGGATGGGTTTGCGTAGAAAATACGAGACTACTTGTTCATATGAGTTATACGATAAGAGCACATGTAAAGCCGCTAGAAAGAACCAAACGTACTTAGGTTTTGCAATGCTTGATAGTCGAACACTCTGGATACCAAAAGGAAATGCAACAGGAGGATTACTCACCACACAGTCAAGATTGGGGGTAACCGCTGGATACTACGCAGGTGGAGTGGTATCATGGGGCGGAGCAAATTTTCATATCAGCAGTCATGATGTATTATCAGATATAGTTCAAATAAGATTATACCGCCACGTTCCAGTGGACTTCGCTCCACCCAGTTCAGTCAGCATCACGCCAGGGTGTGATCATACGTTATCAACGTGCAATAGCGTTTTCTCGAATGCGGCTAATTTCTCAGGATTTCCTCTAATCCCTGATAAGAATCCGTTCAGAGATATGAACGTCCCATCAGGAGGGAAAGGATGAGTATAGGCATGGATATTCTTCAGCAGATTAGTAGCTCGGATATTGACTTCTACATTGGTCTAGTATTCGTAATCGATGACTTAATCATCGTCGCCATAATCCTAACAGTCATTAACATAGGTATTTCAATCTACCGAATGATTACGGCACCAGGACCCCCAGATCCACCTGTACCACCACCAGGGGAAGTAGATTCTATCCCTGCGGCTGAACAAGGTCATGCGGTTCCTGTCTTATTTGGTACTCGAATTATAGCGCAACCAAACGTAGTGTACTGGGGAAATCCGAGTAATAAGCCGATTAAGAAAACATCTGCAGAGATTTCAGCGAATGCTTAAATTAACAGAATACGAATTAGCAACAGTAGTTACCGCAGAGACATTTAGGGAATTGGAACTATGTGTCTCTGGATCGAAAGAATACGGTGCTCGTATTGGGCTGGACTTTAAAGATCTTGTGAAAGGAAAATTGACAGTTCGGCACTTTATTCATGCAATGGAGCGTATGGGTAGAGAAGATCAAAATATTCTAAACGTAATAAACAAAACACTGGGGAAGTAAAATGGGTAGTGGAAAAGGTAGTTCTAATGTACCTGTAGTCATTGGGTATGAGTATGCAATGGATATGCACATGGTGGTCTGCCAAGGACCTGTAGATGCTATCAGAGAGTTTAGAACCCCAGAAACAGTTGTGTGGAGTGGAGTTCAAAGTGCAGATGGTGCAGTTTTAATAGACAAACCTGACCTGTTCGGTGGCGATTTTAAACAAGGAGGGGTCAAAGGGTCCGTTGTCGTTTCGCTAGGGGAAGCTGGTTTTAGTCAGACATACCTTGCCAAAATGATTAATAGCCTTACCGCAACCACTCAGACTACGAATTCAAAAGGAACAACTACCACTACCAGTAACAATACCACAAATACATCCACTAACCCTGTTGTTCCAGCTCTACCCGCTTACAAGAATGTGGCTAGTGTATTTTGGGACAATCTCACCTACCAATCAAACTCTGCTAGACCTAAGCCTTGGTCCTTTAAAGTAACCCGAATTCCATTTAGCAAAACTGCCACGGGTGTAGCATGGGTAGACGAAATTAGATCAAAAGCGACTATTTCATGGACACCAGGTGCAGTTACTCCAAGTCCTGTTTTACTCAGTATATCTGATTCGCAGGTAGGGTTGGGTCAACTTGGGGCTTCTGCATATGACACTATAAAGGATAACGTAACTAAATCCCTTGATGCAACATATGCACCGTTAGCAACGGTTACTACAAGTGTAGATAAAACGACTACAACCGCCGGTGGAACTACACTAACAACACCAACGGTACCCATAACGACATCCCCAACGGTTACTGAAACAAACTTAAAGCGGGTCAAAAATTTAGACGTAATATCAGGTCTAACAACATACAAGAATATGTTAGATGGCAAAGAACTGAGCATGACATACATTTCCCCCAATGGGAAAGAAATATCCGCTGGGTCAACCATTACTTGGGACGGAGTAGTCTATACAAAAAATTCTCAAGGAGAATATCTAAGCCTCACTAATGAGGTATTTCCTTACGCCGAATCTCATATTACGCGATACATATTAGACACCGCGGCGGCAACGGAAGGGTCAACGGTTATTGCATCATCACGGGAGCTTGATGAAAAAGGTGTGATGTTGTATCGGTTAAAAGACATTGCTCCAGATGTTGCTAAGAAGGAAGAAGTTGTAACACTCGTGTCTATAAACGTCACAATTTCTGCTGGCTCTGAAGTTTTAGACTACGCTTCGTCTGCGGGAAAGAATAACTTAGTCATAGCACTAAACTCTGGTTCGATGCTGGACGGAG